ACTCGTCTCTCGTAAGCGAAGCGGACTCGTAACTCGTCTCTCGTAAGCGAAGCGGACTCGTAACTAAAGGAGAAAAAATGAGCGCGCGAAACTTCATGGCCACGCACAACCAGATCGCGGTGAGCGCCAACAGCAGGGAGACGGCGATCAATACCGTACAGACGATGGACACGACCCTGCTGGCGGCGTTGACGGACACGATCAACCTCGAGCGCCGGCGCGAGACCAACGAGGGCGAGGCGACCGGATATGAGGAGCCTGATCTGGTCTATGATCTCGGCAACAAGGCGATGGGGCCGTTGAATTTCCCGAAGGCCCAGCCCCAGCATTTCGCGTTCATCCTGGCCTATGCCCTGGGGTCATGCCACAGCTCGGTCATCGGGTCGGCATACGAGCACGAGATGCTGCCGATCGCCGGGGACCTGGACACGGCCCGGTCGAACCCTTCTTTCACGGCGGCCCAGAGATTCGGTAAGACCGTGCTCAAGAGGCGCTTTGCGAGCCTGTTCATCAACTCGTTTTCCGCCACGTTCCCCAAGGATGACTGGGTCAAGATTGCAGCGGACCTGAAGGGCACCGGCCTGGTGGCGGACAACCTGACCAACGAATCCGTCACGGCCAACGACAACGTCACCTCTCTGACCCTTTCCGCCAACGCGGTGGAGGGGTCCACGGCGGCCGAGAGGCTGGCCAACGTGCAGCGGATCCGGGCGTATTACAACAGCGCCTGGAGGGACGTGACTTACTCCGCGGTGTCGTCGGCCACGCCGGCGGTGATCACCATCACCTCCGTGGGAGGGGCCGGGGCGAGCATCACCTACGAGGTCGACTATATCGCGACGGAAGCGGGCTGGATGAGTTTCCCTGCCCGGGTGACCGAGACGCCGCTGCGAGTCGCCGAGATGACGCTCAAGCTGGGGGGCGCCTATATCGACTATATCACCAACGGCTCGATGGAGGCGGACAGCAACTGGGCCGACGTGGGCACGCCGGCCACCAACGAGCAATCGGCCACGCAGTTTCACGGCGGGTCGTATTCGCGGAAATTCACGCCGGACGCGGCCAACGAGGGCATCCAGGGCGATGTGTTCACGACCGTGACCGGCAGCAACTACCTGGTGTCTCTCTGGGTCTATCCGGACGACGGCACCACGGTGAGCGTGACGGTCCGGAACGGCGCCGGCAGCGCCGACATCTTCGACCAGAGCTTCACGGGACTCACCCAGGACGCCTGGAACAAGATCGTTTTCAGTTACACGGATACGGCGGGCGGGGCCGCGGCCTACATCAAGATCGACAGCGGGACCTCGGTCTCCGGGGACTGGTACGTGGACGACGTGAGCGTCTGCAGTTTCCAGGGCGGCCGGGAGATGACCGCCGAAATCAAGGAACTGGAGTGGTCTTTCAGCAACGGGATCGATCCGGAGTTCGTGCCCGGCGCCGGGAGCGCGTATGCCTCGCGGGCGCTCCGGGACGGCAGGTCGCAGACCATCCGGCTGGACCGGGAGTTTCGCGAGTACATCCTGCAGCAGCATATCGACGACAACGACGAGCTGGGGCTCTATATCCTGGCCAAGGGCGCCCTCGCGGACAGCCCGCATTATTACCAGGTGGAGCTGATATTTCCGGCGGTCGGCATCATCGATGCGCCGATCAGCGTGGACGGGAAACGCCTGGCCGAGGCCGGGGACCTGCGGGTGCTGGAGGATTCCACCTTCGGGAGCGTGATCGCGCGGGTGAAGAATTTGCAGTCGAGTTATGCGGCGTAAGAAGTGACGGGGAAGAAGTGACGATAAAGAAGTGACGAGTGACGAGTGACAAGTGACAAGTAAAAAACCAAAGAAAACTCGTAACTCGTCACTCGTGAGCGAAGCGGACTCGTCACTAAAGAAGCGAACTCGTAACTGGAGGAGAAAATGCCAAGACGATTGAGCGACGAGCTGAATGAGCTGAAAATATACGACAGCCTCTCCGGAAGCGAGATCGTGCTGTATTACCGGACACCGACGACCCAGGAAACCGTGAGATACAACAACGAGCTGGTCACCAGAAAGCGGAACAAGCTGGTGACGCGCTTCGGCGAGACCCGGCAGAAATACGGCGCCGCGATTCTGGAAGGCTTCAGGGAGGGGGATTTCGAGAAAAAGGCGGACGGAGAATACGTGCCCATCGCGAGCGACCCGGAATCGGAGCACTTCGACCCGAACTGGAAAGAATTGGTGCAATCCAAGGCGCCGGACCTGGTCGGACTGCTCGGAAGATGCGTCTTCGAATCGGCGGCCGAGGATGAACACGAACGAGAGGAAAGCGAGGAAAGCGAGGACGCCGAACAGGACTGACCGAGGATCTCCGGGCCATCGCCTCGGGGATCTGCGACGACGCGACAGAAGCCAAATGCAGGAATGAATTCGGGGACAAACTGGCATGGGCCTGCGAAAACTGCAAAGACAAACGGATGGAAGATTTGAGCCATTACACTATCAAGCTTTTTAGGGTCCGGATGCTGCGGATGGCCGGGTACCCGTTCGAGGCGAACGACCTCGCTCCGGAGGAGTGGGAGGATTTGGGGAGGCTGGAACAATGCCTGCAAATACCGGCAGTATAAGCCTGGAACTGGTCGTGGACGACAAGGGCCAGTATCAGATCAAACGGTTCACCCAGGGCGCGACCCGGGACCTGACAAAATTCAGCGGCACGATCCGGCAAAAGGTGGGAGGAGCCGTGAGTTTCGTGCTGAGAGGACTCACGAGCTGGAAAACCATGCTGGGGGGGATGGCCGGGATGGCCGGACTCGGCTTGCTGGCCAAAAGCTCGATCGAGGTCGCTTCCGGGTTTGAAAAGATGAGGATGAGCCTGGATACCCTGACGCAGGGCCAGGGGGCGCAGACCCTCGATGAGTTGAACCGATGGGCCTTGACCATGCCCGTCAACACGGAAAAGGCGATTCAGGCGTTTACGATGATGCGGGCGATGGGTTTGAATCCGACCATCGCGCAGATGACGACGCTGGTGGACACCATGAGCGCCCTGGGGGGGAGCGCGGATACCCTGGAGGGCATCGCCCGGGCCCTGGGCCAGATGGCCACGAAAGGCAAAGTAAGCGCCGAGGAGCTGATGCAGCTCGCGGAACGGGGCGTCCCGGTGTTTGATATTCTGCGCGAGCGGTTCGGCGAGGTGGAGACATCCAGCCTGGACGCAGGGGAAGCGATCGGCGCCATCTTCCAGGGCCTCGAGCAGCGGTTCGGAGGGCAGTCCGAGAAAATGCAGAGCGCCTGGGCAGGGATGGTGGAAAGCCTGAAATCGTACTGGACGGAATTTCGGCGGCTGGTTATGGAGTCGGGACCGTTCGATAAACTTAAGGAAATGCTCGGACAGGTGGTCGGCTGGGTCACGGAGGCGTTTCAGACGGGAAAGCTCGAGGAATGGGCCGAAGCCATCGGAGAATGGATCCTGAAACAGATCGATGCGGCGCAAACCGCGATCAAGGGGTTAATCGGGGGCTGGGATGATTTCAAGAAAAAACTCGAAGCGGTGATTGAGGTCCTGAAAACCCTGTGGGGATGGGCCAGCAAGGCGGTCGGATGGGTCGCCGATTTGGCAAAGGGGATAGGCTTAGTGGCCGCGAGGCTCTCTTTAGGCGAAAACCTGGCGGTTGCGCCAACGGCCGCCCCGGAAACGGTGGCTCCGATGACGCGAGGAGTGGGCGATGCAAAGACAGCCTGGACCCGGGATAGAGACGCCATTTTCAGCGAGATCCAAGGCGGCGCGACCTACATCACCAACAATTTCAGCCAGAGCATGAGCAAGAACGACATCCTGGACGTGACCGGCCAGCAGGCGCGGCAGGCGAACAGAGGCTGAGGAATAGAAGCTGAGAGATGGCGGCACCCAAATTTCAAAAAACGGGATACAGCGACCTGGAACTCACCAAGGTCGTTTTCGGCCTGGACAGGCCCCAGAGGCGGGTGCAGGTGATGGACCGGACGGCCGGTGGGACGCTCCAGGTGGAGGACCTGGGGATCACGATCAAGACCAGGGTCCTGCCCATGCGGAAGCTCACGGACACGGAGATCGCCGCTTTGCGGACATGGCATGAGACGAACCTGACCGGGGCCTACGAGACGTTCACCTTCGTGGACGAGGACGAAACGAGCCACACGGCCCGCTGGATCGACGACACGCTGAGCGCGCCGGAAACGCGGGAGGGCAGGCACGATGCGACGGTTACGCTGGAGATTGTGAGTACGCCGTAACCTCGCGACTGAAACCTGAACACTGAACACATGAGATCCGACCTCACATCCACATTTCTAACCAAGATGGCCGCCGCAGCCCGGCAGCCGCGCACGCTCGCGGTGTTTCATTTTCCGAGCGCCGGGGACGTGTATGTCTCCGACATGGCCCTGGGGGCGGCGGACGGCCTGGGCGACGAGTACGCGGCCCTGGTGGAGGACTGGGGCGATCTGACGGACGCAGGCGACCCGATGGACCCGTACAAGAGCGACGTCCGGCAGATGACCGTCAGCCTGTGGAACGGAGGCGGCGCGCCTTTTGCGGATTATTTCATGGGGGATGATCCGGAGGACGTTCTGGTCGATGTGTATCAATGGTTTGCGGGCCTAAGCGACTCGGGCAAGGCCCTGATCGACACGTTCGTCTGCCAGGACCCGATCGAGTGCGACGAGGTCTCGCGCCTTCTCCGGATCGACCTGGTCTCCCTCCCCATGCGCTATGACGCGCCGCTTGGGGACGTGATCACGGTTGCGGACTGGCCGGACGCCAAAGAAAGCGACATCGGGAAATACATTCCGATGGTCCTGGGCGATGCGGGCGATGTCCGGACCCTGTGCGTGCGGACGGCGGCCAAGGCGACCCTGAACGGAAGCATCCTGGACGACACCACGACCGTCACGGCCCACGAGGACCTGGACGCGGAGGGATTCCCGGCAGGCGGGACCATCCAGATCGGGGCCGAGCGCATGACGTATTCGGGCCGGACGGACGCTGCATTCACGATCTCCCAGCGGGGCGCGGACGGCACGACCGCCGTGGAGCATTTGAACGCCGAGGGGATCCAGGAGCACGTGACGGATTTCACCTATGTGGTCGGACGGGGTCCGATCGGCGCTTTCGGGGCCGTGAAGGTGGGCGGCATCCCGGCGCCGGAAGGCATCTATACGAATTATCCGGCTCTGAATCCCGCCAGGATCGTGTTCAGCGAAAAACCCTATGCCCTGGACTATGCGAAGGGATCCACCTTCCTGGAGATGCAGTTCGATGCCGTGAACGAAGCGGCCAATACCGCATTGCAGCCCTACTGGGCCTATGACGATGCGGCCGTCGCCAGCGCCGCCCGGATCAACGAGGACAACCCGCTTCTGGCGCTCCAGCAGCTCACGGAGAACCCGGACCGGGGGGAGATCGTCCAGGCCTACCTGGGGATCGAGCACTGGGAGAGCACGGCGGCCCTGGCCCACGACCGGGTCAAGGTGAGCGTCGTGGGAGTCGGGGACCTGGGATACCTGGAGAGACCCGAAGATTACGACACCCTGTCCCTCGATGCCGAGGTGGACATCGACCACGGGCACTCGCACAGCATCTCCGGCGAGCACACCCACGTGGTCTATGATCCCAATTATCTGATGGACGAGGACCCGCATGCGCATGCGTCCAGCGGTCTCTCCGAAACGGTGAGGAGGCACGCGGATCAGCAGGTCAGCTTCAGCATGAGCAGCGATGATATCAAATCGTGCACGATCCAGGGGCCGGAGTCGTTCGACATCGCAGTGCTCCACTTCCGTACGTCGCCCGATTATGGGTGCCGGTTCCGGTATACGGGCACGATTGCGTACAAAAACGGCGGGGTCGGAGACAGCTATATCGCCATCTCCCCGGCGGCGGGGACGATCCTTGTGCAGTTCATGCGCAAGGAGGGTGTCAGCATGTCCGGCACCATGACCGCCTACGATATCTGGATCGATTACACCACCGGCATATCGGTCGAGCCGGCCTATACGGGCGTGGGGCTCCTGAAACTGGACGGCGGGGCCGCCGGGCTGGACTCGGACAAAGCAACGACCGACGTGGACGAGCTGGCCCAGGACAACGTGGCGGTGGAGTTCGGAGCGGTCGGCGTGGCCCAGCGCAGCAAAGTGGAGCTTTTCGATATTACGGCCTATGTGAGCTACGATTGGGACTGGTTCACCGACAAAGAGGTTCGACTGGAGTATGAGGGGACCGTGGACAACGAGACCGTCTACATTCTCCATATGTTTTTCGATATCGAGTACCGGCGGGTCGAGCGGATCTTTTCCGACGACGTGACCGTGGAGGTGACGAGCGGGCTGATCGACGACGGGTCCGGAACCTGTACCGGTACCGCGGATTTGGAGATCAGCAGGCCGGATCACGTCCGGAAATGCCTGCTCATGAACCGGGGGGGGCTTTCCGAGAGCTACATCGACGCCGCGAGCTTCGCCGCGGCAGGCGCCAGGTACGTGGCCCTGGAGTATGGTTTCAAGGGCCTCCTGGAGGGGGACGTGAGCGTCAGGGAGGCGGAGAAACAGATCGCCCGGGAATGCCGGACACGCATGTTCTGGGACGCGGGAAAGGCGCGCATGAAATTCCGCGAGGACCACGCGGACTGGAGCATCGATAAAACCCTGACCCAGGCGGCAGCCGCCCTCCGGCTCAAGGGCATGCGCATGCAGCGAAAGAACGTGGCCGACATCATCAACCGGGTGCACCTCCACTATTACCGGGACTGGGCCTCCTCGCAAACCGGAGTGGATGCGTACCGGAGCATGGCCGCCAAGCAGAATAACGAGAGTATTTCTTTGCACGGGATCCGGGAGAAACCGGAGACGTTCATGTTCGACCTGGTCCGGGATGCCGGCATGGCAAACGATCTGGCCGATTTTTACCTGGAAGACGGCAAACCGAGCCAGTTTTATACGCTGGAGGCGTTTTTGCCGCTTTTCGATCTACAGAAAGAAGACCATATCAGCCTCACCCATGATTTCATGACGCTGCAGAAAGCGGCCATGCGAATCGCGGACATCGAGAGAAGTTTCGGGTCCGGAAAGCTCAAGAGAATGAATTTGCTCCGGATCGTGGCGGAGACCTGGTACCGCCTGATCCGGGTGGCCAAGCAGGACCAGGTTCAGGTGGGAGATCTTCTCCACATCTCGTTCCAATTCCTGGACGAGATGACCGACGGGGTCCGGGTGGCGGATCTCGTCAAATTCGGGTTTAACTTCACCGAGACGGTGAGCGTGGCCGACGCGCTCGCCATCATCGTGACCTGCATGCTCAGCGCGTCGGATACGGTCACGTGCGCGGACAGCCTGGCCGCGAGCATGAACATCGCCCTGGGCGACACCGTCAGGGTGACCGGGGCGCTCGATTCGGAGATGGGCGCGGGCTTCGGTTTGGACGCCTTCGGCATGGGGGGGTTCGGCTCCATGTCTTTTCTGGACAGCAACCCGGAGGATTTCGTGAACGCGGTAGATACGCTGGTGGCAACGCTGAGCGCGGTATTCAGCGACGGGGTCACCTGCACGGACGATCTGCTCTTCAGCTCGGGGTTCGGATCGCCCTGGGCCGAGGACGAGGGATTCGGAGAAACGCCTTTTGGGCAATAACGGCACAAAAACAATCGGATTGCTCAAGCGACTGGCCGCAACGGGCCTCCGTGATCCGGTCCGGGCGCGGGACAGGCTCAATTTCAAATTCAGCCAGGCGGCAAAAGTGTTCTGCGTGCAATGCTGCGAGCACATTTACTATTTGCGAGATTCGACGGCCGAACATTCGGCCGACAGATTTGCACCGAGCGACAAATATCACGTCAGAAACGATTGGAGCTGCCCTGCCTGCGGCGCTAGATATTTTTGCGCCTTTTCGGGCGGGGTCCCGGTGATCAAGACCGACAGGGGGTATCTATGAAGGCGATGGCACGCATGACGAACTGGATCGGCAGGTGGAAGGCAAACGGAAAATTCGGGGTTCGGGCAATCCGGCTGATTCTTGGTGGAAGAGAGAACATGGCCGCGTTTCTCCGGTCCGGCGTTCGGGCGATGGGGTGGGTGGCCCCGGAGGACACGATTCTATATGAATGCCGGATTATTTTGTATACATGTCTCCGATTTTTTCTGGAAGCAGCTCGCCCGGTCTTCTGGAGGCTCGAATACTACCCCTCATTGTTTGGGGACGTCGTTCGGGCGAGCGGCCGGGTGAAAATCGAGATGCGCGGCCCGGATGGGCGGCTGAAATGCCTGGAGACGGTCCAGAACCTGGTGGTCACGACCGGGCTGCAGCATGTGGCCGACCAGATGTCGGACCAGGGCAACGCCGCGATGAGTCACATGGCGGTCGGCACGGGGACGACGGCGGCGGCGGCCGGCCAGACGGCCCTCGTAACCGAACTGGACCGGAACGCGCTGGACAGCACAACACAATCCGGCGCCGGCGTGATTTACGTCTGCACCTGGGCGGCCGGGGACGGCACGGGCGCGCTCACCGAAGCGGGCATATTCAACCAGGCCGGGGCGGGCGTGATGCTCTGCCGGACGGTTTTCAGCGTCAAGAACAAGGGCGCCGGGGACTCCATGACCCTGACCTGGACCATCACGTTCAGCTAAGCAGGGGGGGCGACGATGAGAACCAATGAAGACAGGGCCATTATTCAGGCAACCGGGGTGGTTTTGGTTGTCCTGATCATTATCTTCGGGGCGATATCCGGCTATTATCGATTGGCCGGGGCCGCCAGCACCTGGACGGACAAATTCAGCCTCGAGATGCCGGCACAGGGCGACGTGGGCTGGGACGATGCGATCCGGGCGAACTACAAGATACTCGAGGCCATCACGGCGCCCCTCCTGGAGGGGCACCTGGTCAAGAGCGGTGTCACGCCGACCGACGGCGGGGGGCTGGTGGTGAGCTGGGCGGCGGGTACGGTCAAGTTCAAGGGAAAGGAGTATGCCATTGCGGCGGGATCGACCGATTTTGCCAATAATACGATCAACTGGCTTTCCGCCGTGACCATAGAGGGATCTTCGGGGGCAACCATCGATCTGAGATCCACCGAGTATTATCCGCCTTCCAACGTTTCGGGCTATTATACCCCCATCGCCATTGCCTTCACCGAGGCGGGGAGCATCGCCCGGCTGAAGGACGTCCGTTTCATCCAGGAGGGCCGGTATGGCCAGGACCAGGACTTGGAGACGGGAGATAACGTTACGTTCAACAGAGTGTACGTGGCGGATCAGGCGGATGCGAACAATATCAATGCGCGAAGCGGGGTCAGCGCGGAAAACGTGAACGCAAGATCCGGTGTCACCGCCCACGATTTGAGCGCTAACGCGATTCTGGCGGGCGTGTCAAAATGGTACGTATACGGCGGAGTAACGCTGAACCAGACACAACTGGCAGGCGGCATGATTTACTGCCATGCGCCCATTGGGAGCGGCCCCATCGTCATCGGAATTTCCGCAATATCGAGCTCGACCGGTTACGTGCTGGTCAAAGACATGACGGGTTCGGGCGTCACCATCCAGACCACGGACGGTGACGTGCTATATAATAATAGTGATGCCGGCACGGCCATATTCGTTAATGCCGGGAACAGCAGGCATCAAGCCGCGATCACCCTGAACGCCGAAAGCGGAACCTGCAAATACGCCGATGTGATCGGCACGATCGGCTCCAGTTGGTATATGGAATAAATGGATCGAAGAACTTTTCTCAGAAGGCTGATGGCAACCGCATTTGTGTCCGCCGGGGCGCTGCTTCTTCCCAATTCAGCGATTATACGGCCGTCCCTGGCCACGTGGTGGGCCATACAGGGAGGCGCCGCGGGGGGAGCCTGGGCTGCATGGAATGCGAGCTCCGAAGCCGGCATATCCAGCGACAATATTTTCGCTATTTTCGGCGAAGGCGGAAACGGCGCCAATGAAGTGGGCGAGGGCGGAAACCTGGCCGCTGCGGACCGCACGTGGACGCAGCAGGGAGCGATTCCCGGCGACGGAACGAAGCGCACGCTGGACGGCGCGACCCAATGGTTTGATGTCACAACCGCATTTCGCGATTATTTCGCCGGTGCGACCAAATATGGCATCATGTTCAAGCTGGAGGACTGGAACCCCGACACCAACCTGGAGGCGCTAATAAAATGGGCCGGGACGGACATCGGGCTGCGCGTGCATAATAATCCATATCCGCTCTATTGTGAGATCAACAGTAATAGCACGGCTACGACTGCGAACGGCATCACAACCGCAGGCGTAATCTATGTGTACCTGGGTTGCAACGGGGTCGATACCCGTGTCGGATTCACATCGTCCGGATCCGGCGCCGGCGGGCAGCCCGCGGCATGGGCCGACTTTGCTACAAACGATAGGGTGAGTCACGGTAGTGCGCTGGCCATGCCTGGCGCAATGTCCGAGGCCGATCCGGATATTTTCCGGAACAGCACGGCAAATGACCCGTATGCGGGGACGAAATGGCATTGGGCAGCATTTTGCAATAATGATCCTCTGATTACGTTTTAGGGGATGGGATCGATGAAATTTACGCTGAAATATTTAGGTAAAAAGGAGGCCGAACCGAGAGAAAAGAGCTGTTGCTGAGTAGCATTTGAGGCTGTAATTTCCACTGTAAATCAACCTGTCGAGGAGGATCACCCGAATCGAACAGGTTTTTTGCGTCTTTCCATTTGTGCATCATTTTTGAACGGGTTTTTCTTAAACCATTTGCAAGAATTTCTTAAACCATTTGCGCGACTATATCCAGGAGCACCTGTCTCGTCTTGACGATCAATATTTTAGTCGCTTTACCAGAAAGGATCTTTACCGCCACCTCAACGGTCTTTCGAAACTCTCCTCCGAGCATCCCGTGGAAGT